GAGGCTTATACTGATGATTTTAGCAATTCTTATGATCTTAGCAAAAAGCAGTTAGTACAATTCAGTCCAGACACAGAGGTAGAATACGTGAGAGGAACATTGATATTACACAGAGGAGATTGGAGTGAGGATAATGAGCGACAGTAAATGCCAGCGCCTCGATGCCATATCAGACCGTGATCAGATGGCTGAGAAGCCACCAACGGAAGAAGCAAGCAGACGGTTTAGAATGCCAGTATGCTATGGGTTTTTGGAATATCTGGCAAAAAAGAAAAAGGTGCAAAGAGAGGACTGAACAACTTGAATCTCAGTAAAGAGCAACGCAACGGAATGGAAGACCACCATGCGGAAATGGCAGAAAATCCACCTAACCAACATGCATATGAGAAATTCAAGCGCAAAGCGTATCAGAGTGTTAGCGTGGAAGAATATTTGCGAAAGCGCAATTTTGATGTAGAAAAGAAAATATAAAACAATGGGTGAGTGAGCTTTGATAACAAAATAAAAACAGGTACCGGACAAGAATCTTTGGCGAGATCTCCGGTACCCATTCACCTAAGAAGAGTATAGCATAGTTCGTCTTCTTAGGCAATTGCTAGGAGGATAAATTATGCAGACACAGAAAGAAATCGTAAGAGATCGTGTATTAGCAACTATGAGACCGTATCTGAATGCAGTCACTATGGATATTCTGAATCAAGCGATTGTAAGCGCAATGGCTCATGTTGATGTTGTGGAGACAGAGACATTACCGGCAACAAATGAGAATACGAATGATTATATATTAAATGTTTATATGACAAAGAAAGTCCCGAAGCTGAGCAGGCAGACAGCAAAATATTATCTGGAGACTATCAGACATTTTATTCAGTTCACGAATAAATCTTTGTTGGATGTAAATGATATGGATGTGGAATTATACTTACAGTGGTATCATGCAACCGGTTTTCGTGGAGCTGGAAACATTGCATCAACTGTGAATAACGAAAGACGTAACCTGTCAGCATTCTTTACCTGGATGCGAAAGCAGAAGATGATAAATGAAAATCCAGTAGACGGCGTAGAACCATTCGCCGAGATTGAAAAGCCAATTGAATTTCTTGCCGATTGGGAAATGGAAGCATTGCGTGATGCATGCCGGACAGAGGTGAACGGAGTAACTAATTTCAAGGAATACCGTGAGCATCTAAGAGATAGAGCTGTATTAGAATTCTTCCGTAGCACTGCTATTCGCGTTTCTGAGTGCGTTCCAATCAATAGGCAGGACATTGACTGGCAAAAGGGAGAAATCCTCATTTACGGGCAGAAAACACGTTCATACAGAACCGTGTGTTTGGACGATGTCGCAAAGTATCATTTGAAAAAGTATTTGGATAGTAGAAAAGACAATAATCCAGCGTTATTCGTGGCAACAAAAGGAAAGCATAGCAGACTTGCTAAGAGTGGACTGGAATATGTGATTCGTACAATCGGAGAGAAATCAATCCTTGACAGGCGCATCTATCCGCATCTATTCCGTAAAACTACAGCAACGAATATGGTTCGCCGTGGCTGTCCGCGTGACTTGGTCGCATTTTATCTTGGACATAAGAACGGGAACACAAAGACACTTAATACGCATTATGCAGCTACGGATCCAGCACAGGTCATTCAAGCATTTCGGAAATATGGAGCTGTTGCGTAATTAACAGAGGAGGGAGAAAATCTCTCCTTTTTTTGATTCTGGTATTGACTTTTTATGTGTAACCATTTAATATAAATGTGTAACCAACAAATGAAGGGAAGTGATTATATGTCACCAGCAAAAGGACGACCACCATCAAGAGACCCTAAGCGAAATGATACGCGTATACGGTTAACTGACAGTGAAGCAGAGAAGCTACAGTATTGTTCAGAAAAAACAGGATTAACCAAAGCTGATATAATCAGAAAAGGAATTGATTTGGTCTATGCTGAGGTTACAAGAAAATAGGACGTTGCCCGACTACCAATCAAAACAATGTCCTATCACATCAGAAGTTTCCTTCCATGAAATATTTTAGCATGGTAAGGAACTTCTTTCAAGAACTTTGTATTGAAAAGGAGATTATTATGCAGACAGAAAACAAAACATTAGAAACAAGATTTGATGACGCACAGCGTGCTATTTGGGACATTCAAGCAGAGCTTGGAGACCTTGCAATGGCATTAGACGAAATCACAAATGATTATGACAGCAATCTGACTTTAAATGCACGGGACGCATTGGAATACGCTAATGGAAAAACAGATAGTAGTGTGGGGCAAAAATCATGCGAATTCCTGTGTGAACATAAGCGTATTATGTGGCTTGTCCGTACCGCAAGAACGTATTGTGAACAGGCTCAAAAACTCTGTGAGGGGGCAAGCGTATAATGAATGAGATTATGGAAGCAACCGAACAGACACCAATCGAAATCGCACTTGGAATTGATGCAGATGGAATGACTACGGCTAGAAAGTTATATGCTTTCTTAGAATTAGCACCACAACATTTTGCGAGATGGTGTAAGAAAAATATCACAGAAAATGATTTTGCAACCGAAAATGAAGACTATACGCGACTCACCACAAATGGGGAGACGCCGACAGGCGGAAAAGTGGAGCGTGAAGATTATCGCCTTACCGCTCAGTTTGCAAAGAAACTTTCCATGATGTCGAAATCAGAGCGTGGAGAGCAGGCAAGAGACTATTTTACATCTGTCGAGGACAAAGCAAAAGAAATGATTATTGCTATGCGTGAAGCATCAAAGGACCCAATGAAAATGCTCAAGTTGCATTACCAGGCAGTGGAACAGGTGGATAAAAAGGTAGATCATGCTATCGGAAAAGTTGATGCATTGGAAGAACGTTTTGATAAAATGGAGCGCGATATGCCAGTATTTACCATTGATGCTAAGAATATCCAGAGTGCTGTCAGGAAACGCGGAATTGAGGTTATGGGTGGAAAGGACAGCAATGCTTACAAGGACAATAGAGTTCGTGGAAGCGTGTATTCTGATATTCAATCTACATTAAAAAGGAACTTTGGTGTTAGAAAATATGAGGAGATTAAGCATCAGCAGGCAGATATCGCACTGGATATAATAGCAGCATATGAACCGCCATACATTCTAAAGGAAAAAGTTAATTATGTTAATTCGCAATTGAATTTATTTTAATTTTTTTCTGAAAAGTTTTCAGAATCGGCGCGTTTTTAGAGCTCGTTTTTAGGGCAAATTTTTGAGCCGAAATTTTTCGTCAAAAAAAGATGTCACCCCAAAATAAAAAAGGGCAAAAATCTGGACGCTGGGAAAATTGTTCATTCTAGCGTCCTTTTTCTGACAATTCTGTTCGAATATATGATATATAGAATAGCTCTGTACGCGTCTATTTCTGCCTGTATTGGCTTGTAATAGCGCAAGACATAATTCTATTGAGTACGCGTAAAACGTCTTAAAATCGAATATATACATTTGTATCATAGCACTAATATTTCTGTCTGTAAATAGCCTATTACAGAAGCACTAAAAGCCGGAAGTTATCCGGCTAATATTTTTATAACAACTGCACTCGCAATCTATTTACTGCCTGCGCTGTACTCTCCCAGAATTCAACATTCTTTTCAGCGTTTTTTGTATATACTTTCAGACTTTCCCACAACTTCAACTCTTCAGTAATACGGCTGGAGGTAAATTCTAGAAAAGTGTCTACCTGTCGCGCTTCCTGATCTGTTAATATAATCTCTTTCATGTTGTTCACCATCCTTTCTAATTTAATGCCTTGTCGATTGCTTCCGCTAAGTACGGAAAAGCTTCTTGTGCTTCCTGCATTATGTCCGCTTCATAATCTCCAATCGTTTTTCCGTCCTTGTAAAGGTTGCCACGGTATACACAATCTAAATCGCTAAAGCTCCAATCTATTCCGGTTATTTCTTCCGGGTTGTTCTTGTGCCACATATCAATATTAATCATCTTAAAATCCCCTTTCTTTAATTTTTATAAAACCGCTCCGGGGCAATGCTCCCCGGTACGCTGTCAGCGGTGATTATTTCACTCTTGTTAAAAGGCAATGTTTAAAAGCGTTACGCCCAAATGTGTGAACATTATTTGATACAGGTACATTATTTAATAAAACTTTATAGGTTACATTTTTCTCATTTGCTTCAAGAATTTCAAAACAAACATTGTTAACTTTTCCTTTAAAAACCATACCTTTTTCAATTTTCATAATATATCTATCTCCCTCATCTTATTTTGATTTTTTAGAATTTCTTTTATTATTGGCTTGCGTTTTCATATCAACCCATCTGCAATTAGATGGTTCATAATTCCCATTTACATCAATTCTGTCTATTGTGCAATTACCACGTTCGGCGTTCGAATCATAACCATTTTCAAAAGCCCATTTTATAAAATTTTCTGCCCCGTATTCTCCTTGCCACTCATCGCAAATTGTAATCCCACGAGCTCCATAATATTTGTAGGCTTCACAATTTGAATTTTTACAACGTTGGTTTATTCCTTTCCAAACGTTATAAATTCGAGTGCCTTTCATATTGTGCTTAACTTTATGACAACCGCAAGAAATAATTTGCCCACTCAACAAGTCATTCCCGCGCAATATTTTTGTATTTCCACAGTCACATTTACACTCATACATTGCACGCCCATTTTTATCACTTTTTACTCGTTTTATAACGGTGATATGACCTAATTTTTGTCCTGTTATGTCGTGAGATAGTGGAAGACGGCACCCGCAACTTTTGGTTTTTCCGCTTCTTAATTTTGAACCGACAGAAATTGTGGAAATTCCACAATCACATTTACATAACCACTTAATTTCTCCTTTTTTGTTTTTTCCGGCTGGTTTTATGGCTACAAGTTTGCCGAAACGTTGCCCGCTTATATCTATATACATTGTTTTTTCTCCTTTCAAAATTTGACGCCCGGAGGCGTTTCGACTAGTATTTTGACGGTTGCTCATATCTTATAATAGTTACCTCTTCGCCAGTACTTTTCAAGCATGCGGTTCCGTTGTACATTGGACCATTTAAGCCGATTAAAATCGGCTGATTCTGTAACTCTTCACGTTGCCAAGGCTTGTTGTTGTATCCCGTGATTAACGCTGTGAACTGCTCCGCTGTTTTCACGTCTTTTGGCAAATCATATACACATTTATTCCCGTTTTCTAATGTTCCAATAATCATATTATTTCCCTTTCTGGTCTGTCATCATCAGCACCGGGAGACCGTCCCGCGGTGGACGCTCCACGCTTGGAGCGTTTCGACTATTTATATTCGTGTGTCTCGCCTTGCCATGTAATCCGGCAAGATGTATCCGGTTCAGCCGTGTGAATCATATAAGAGCGAGTAGCCCAACTGCTAAGCTCTGCCACGAACAGGATTATAATTATCATTTTCTTCATGTTCGCATCCTCCTTATAACATTTCCGCCAGTGAAATGACCTGGGCTTCTGTCAAGTGGTCAATCACTGTGTTCCCGTTTCTGTCTGCCAGTTCATATTCATTTGAAACTGTTCCGAATCCGTCAAACTGGTTTGATAAGTAGTAACCTTTTTCATATAACTTTCTTTCTGCTTCTTTCATTTCTATATCCTCCTGTGAGTGATTTGTTATCTCGTTTCTATGGTTATATAATACACGATATTACGCACATATACAATTGACATAATTAACAATATTACGCACATATATATGATATAAAGTTGTGCACTATTTATTACGCACATATTTATTGATTTAATTACGCACGCATGTTATAATGTAATAAAAATATGGAGGTGTAAAAATGGCAGAGTATACAGAAGAACAGAAAGCAGCACGACAAAAAGCAGTCAGAAATTACGAAAAAAATAACTATAGATTGAATATAGTATTTCCGAAAAATACTAAGGAGAGAATAGAACGACTAGGACTGAATAAGAGTAATAGTGCGTTTATTCGCGATACGGTATTAGCTAAACTTGACGAACTAGAAAAAATATTGAAATAACGCACATATAATCATTGACATTATTACGCACATATACTATAATAATACTTGTAAGGAACAAGCTTACAAGTTACCAGTGGCAAGCTGGAGAAAGGAGAAAAATGAGTAAAGACATGACAATGACAGAAATTGCAAGGTTGATTGAAGGACTCAGATCAGCCGGATGGGAAGAAAAGAAAATCAATGATTTCTTACTTTACATCGAAAGCGGAACAGAAGAGTATAAGCCAAAAGAAGACAAATAAAAAGAGCCGTATAACAACAGCTCAGACACACAAGAGAGGGCGGAACTTGCCACCACTCTCAAGTAAAATTATTATAGCAGATTTCCGAAAAGGAGGCAAGATATAACAACGTGATAGATATTAAAAATATTCAAGAATATTGCAAAAATGATATGCTATTATTTTCGAATCATGCACTCGAACGAATTCGACAAAGAGGAATAAAAATAAAAGATATCGAATCATGTATAATGTCAGGAGAAATAATAGAACAGTATCCGGATGATTTCCCGTTCCCTAGCTGTTTGATATTTGGGGCGTGTGTAAGTGGGAAAATACTTCATGTTGTGGCAAGTGACGAAGGAACAGCAAGCCGGATTATTACGGCTTATTTTCCAAGCTTAGACAAATTCGAAAATGATTTGAAGACTAGAAAGGGGCGTTGATCATGAAATGTGTTAGCTGTAAAGAAAGCGAAATGAAGAAAGATAAAAGCGCGTATTTTGCCGATCTAGGGGCGTGCTATGTTATTATCGAAAATGTGCCGTGCTATAAGTGTGAAAAGTGCGGAGAGGTATTCTATACTGCTTCAGTAGCTGAGCGATTGGAGGAAATCATTGAACACGTGCAAACCGTAGCAAGTAAGATTTTTATTTGCGATTATGCAAATGTGGCATAAATTCCAGAACTAAAAAAATAGAATTAAGACAGTCAAACGGCTGTCTTTTTTCTGTGCCTAGACTTAATAAAATCCGTGTAACGTTACAATAACGTTACGTAACGCGATAGAATAAGAAAGAGAATAAGAAAAAGAATATATATAATATATACGTGCATTTTCCTGTCGGAATGCACAAGAATGTGCACAAAAAAGATGTGCAAATGATTATTGACAATTACAATAAATTGCACTAGAATATTAATTAAGCAAGTAAATAGGCAGTATATAGCCAACCTTTAATATATACTTTCTTGGTAGTCCTTAGTGACCGTGACCCGTAAAGCAGAATTGCGAAACTGCAACGGGCGCGGTCTTTTTTTATTCAACAATTGGCTGGAGGTGATCAGGATGAAAGATAACGCAATAACAACAACAGATGGCATAGAAGTATATAAGCATAATATTAATTACTATGCTGATGAGTATATACGCAATGAATTAGAGATAGATCATGTAGATACAGACAGTAAACAGATAGTAAAAGATAACTTTGTTGATATGTTATTTTATATCTGTGACCATATAGAAAAGCCAGATAATGCAGATATAAAAGCATTAGATTATATATTCAATGTGTATGTAAGATTATGCAGTAAGTATGGTGTTAATCCTACACTAGAAGCATTTAGTTTCCTGGTGAATATTGATAGAAATACATTTACTACTTGGAGCAATGGCAGTTATCGGACCGCTGAACACTCTTGCACGGTCAAAAAATGGATGAACACTTGCAAAGGCTTTTTAGTGAATAATCTGGGGAATAGCAAGGGAACAGATGCAAATAAGATATTCATTGCCAAAGCTGCTTACGGCATGGCAGAAACGAAAGCAGTAGAGCAAGAGCAGATCACAGGAGCAAGAAAGACGGTTGAACAGATAGCGCAAGACATCGGAGCAAATGAACTACCAAGCACTGGAACACAAGATGATGAATCGGATGTATTTGATTTTTAAGCAATTCAACAAAATGTCAGACAATACAAAAATAAATTTAGCGTAAATCAATATATTGTACGAGCTGAACACAAAACACTAGATATAGTATCATGTGTATGTGTCAAACATTTGTTTTACGTATAGATACATATGTTCGATAGTCAGTGATCGCCCGGGGCGGGGGTTCTGTGTAAAAGATCACCGGGGTGTAACCTTACCCCCAGAAATATCCGTCAAAAACAAAAAGGAGCATCGCAATGTATACAGGAATCAAACCAATTATTCCAACCTATCTCGTTCAAATAACAAACGATTGTGTTTATTACGTAGAAGCAAGTAGGTGTACAGTTGATGCGGAACATGGGATTGTATTGTTTTACAAAAATAATTCAGTACAAGCAATGTTTCAGCTTGAACATATAGATTCTTTTTGGAGGGTAATTTAATTGATTTTTGAATATCTGTAGGAGTGGCATATGAATACAATTATCGTCCTTACTGAAACGCCGGTGTGGCATCAAGGTTACATAAAACATCATTTACGGAACCACGGCATTAATATGACTGGAAGTTTTAAAGGGAATCGGTTGGTCGTTAATAACGCTTACGAAATCCTCTTTATAAATCCGGTTGGCATTTATTCAGATGCTGAGTTTTTTGCGAACTGCATCTTGGATTTGACCGATGGAAAATGCAGTGAAGCTGTAAATAGCTTTATAGAGCAAAGAATCCACTGTAATTATTTCCTGTTCACTGAGATTGATGAATTGATTGGATTGTTGCGAGGTTAGATGCTATGAAGAAAAAGATGAGCCAACCAAAAACAGAGCCAAAAACAATTGAATGGGGTAAGGTTTCTTGTTGTGAGAATTGTGGCAACAAAGAATACTACGAGAGTTCTGAAATGGGAATCTCACATAGACGATTTAGGCTTTGCACGAAATGTATGAGCGAACTTCTTTCATCGGCAACTCCAATACTGTTGAATGAATTCTTGAAGAAGCAGAAAGGCGAAAAAAATGGTTAGGACAGTAAATATTCTTGGAACGGAATACAAGGTGATTAGAGAACCATTTGCAGATAAAGACATTGATGGTTATTGTGATTATACATCAAGAGAAATCAGAATCAGAGACGATAATGTGAATGAAGTTGGAGATTTTGATGAACTGATGCGAAAACAGCTACGGCATGAAATTATACATGCTTTTCTTGCTGAAAGTGGACTGCAAGCGAATTATGAGCACTATAGGCAGTTCGGGCATGATGAAACGCTTGTTGACTGGTTCGCAATCCAGTTTCCGAAGATGATAAAAGCTTTTGAGAGCGTGAATGCACTGTAGGAGAATTTGCGATGGATGAGAAAGATAAGAGAAGATATGCATATGGTGGCTTACCTCCTGCTGGAAATCTTTGTATCCAATCGGATTCGGATTTAATCTGTGATGATCTGGTCGAAGAATTGGCAACAATACCAACTTCAATGCTAAAACAGAAAATGAGAAACATAGACAACTTATTGGACGCATCTACGGTTTTCTATGGAACGTTTGGAACATTTAATGTAAACACTTTGCCATGTTACACGATTGGTTCAAATAACTGGCGCAAGCTTCACGGAATGCGAATGCGGAGGAAGAAATGGTTAAGAAAATAAAACAACTGTTCTGTGACCATAGAAAAGTGGTTCATTACAGAACAGACCTGGTCCGTCAAGATGATGGTTCTTGGAAAACAGTTCACAAATGGAGATGTAAGAAATGTGGAAAGGTGATTGGGAATGAGACAACTTAGAAATTTGCTTGCATGGATTTGCTTGATTAGCGCATCGGTTATGGGATTATATAACGGTGTCTACAAAATGCTGTATCTTGCGATTATAAACGCTTGCATGCTTTATGATGCCGGTGTCTTAAGCGCAACGATAATTGCAAAGACGGTAATTAGCTGTTTGTGCTCGCCGGTTATTATTTGTGGTTTGGCGTTCATCGGACTTATGTTGTTTGCCATTATCAGCGAATATGATTAGTCAGTAAAGACTATAAAATCTAGTGCAACGCACGGCACGATAAATATTGTTGCTAACCGTCAGATGGCGGTTAAGTCAATGTAGCTCATTGGAAAGAGCGGTCAGAAGCGCGCGACAACAAGGCTGACAGGAAATGGTTCGATTCCATTCTTTGGCATTGAGAGATTACCTTGCTTTAGTAGGTTCCAAACACATGAACGATGGTAATTTGGGTAAAACGCCATCGCATTGGTGGATATGCAAGTGGACAAAGCAAGCTGACTGTAAATCAGTTCCTTCGGGTTCGTGAGTTCGTATCTCACTCCACCAACTTCATTTACTCGGAACCACACCTTCAGGCAGGCGCAGGGTTGAATTTGTGAGCTGAGTATCTAAGAATTGCGCCATCACATGCCGTATTCCCATAATGGTATTGGAGCTGGTTGCTAACCAGTCAGTCGGAAACGACTTGGAGGTTCGAATCCTTCATACGGCGCTTCAGCCGAGTGGAGCGGATAACCACATATGGCTCATATCCATAGAATAACGGGTTTGACTCCAGTGGCTGAAATTTCTACCGATTACGGCCGGTTGAGGTCTGCAAGTATAAAACCGGTAAAAACTTATTTGTTGGAGATAAGAGCAAATTCAGTGATTGCAGTAGCCTGGATACAGCAAATTGTCGTGCTGGAAGTAATAAGGAATGACTGCTGAGCGGTCTGAGGTAGTTTTAAGGCGCGAGGTATGCTGTGTATCAATTGACTTTGGAACGGATTGCAACCAATAGTAAGCCTTGAGTTTGGGCTTGTGGGTGCAAATCCTACACACAGCAATTGCAGATGAGTGGAACGGATAACCACGCTTGCCTCCTAAGCAAGAAATAACAGGTTCGACTCCTGTATCTGCTATTCGCACGTTTGTGCAGGTACGTGCGATATGGAATCCCCTTTCGTTTGTGCGGGTTTGTTTGGTTTTTCTTCCCGCACACATGCTATCATAGCTCAATTGGATAGAGCAGTTGATTACGAATCAGCAGGTTCCCGGTTCGAATCCGGGCGGTAGCTTTATTGGGTAATAGCTCAATGGCAGAGCATCAGACTTTGACTCTGATAGTTTGGGTTCGGTTCCCAATTACCCCGTAGGTCGATAGTTTAACTGGAAAAACAGCGGTCTCCAAAACCGCAATTATAGGTTCAATCCCTATTCGGTCTGTTTAAACATGATTAACTCAGTGAAGATGGATTTTTCAGTCCTGCTGAGATGCGATGGTAATGAGATAGGTTAATTCGGGATACTGGATTAGCTGATTCTTTCCAGCAGAAGTGATTCTGTCGGTGGAGACGAACATCGCCAACAATGCCTTGCAGTGTATCATCATAGAGAAGTCAAATGTAGAATCCTTGTGGTCAGCGTAGAATAGACGCTTGCAGTGCAAGAATAATCCGGTGATGTGAAGATGGTGTGAGAGACCACAGACTAACTGGAAATCTCAAATAAGCTGATTTGCCTTGAATCTGAGAAATCAGAGTATAACACAAGAAATTCGTTAAAGTAGCGGTATGGCAAGTTCTTCAATAAGCAGTTTTTCGATGTTAGCATATGGAATAAGGAATGCAAGTAGAAAAACATGATCTGAAAGAACCGTGAAATTTATGGGTATCAATCCCATGTGTGCTTTGACCGCGGTAAGAAGCCAAGGGTCGCGCCCGAACGCTCAGACTTATCGTCACACTGGCAGAATATGGCTGTATCTTGATGAATAAGGGGAAGCCCTAGTCATGTTTTTAATTTAGAGTTTTAGTTGCGGTATCTCTAGTAAAAAAAGAAAGCGAGGTGAACGTCTCGCTCCTTTCAAAATCAATATCTTTTTACTCAACCATAGATATTGTGTTCCGCATAAAGAACCGTAACAGTGAGTGGACTACACGCCAACGCAGTCCGCTCAGCTTATTGGCATGTAGCTCAGTGGTAGAGCAACTGGCTAATATCCAATGTGTCGCAGGTTCGATTCCTTCCTTGCCGATTTCGAGAAAGGAGAAATGAACGATGACATTTAAAGAAGCATTTGAAGCAATGAAACACGGGGCAAAGGTGAAACTTCCGGGATGGAACGGTTACTGGTGTTGGGATGACGAAAAACAGACAATTATGATTCATTGCAGACCAAAAGATTCCGACAAAGGACAGGGAGATGTTCTTGATATCCGTGAAACACAGAGAGTGGAATACACTTTCATGCACACGCAGAGAGATGATTGGATGATTGCTGATGAGAATAACTGCGGTGTTCTTGGCGGCCAGTCAACATTTGGATTTGGTGATGCTATCCGTTATCTGAAAAGAGGACTTAAAGTTGCTCGTAAAGGTTGGAATGGAAAGAAACAGTACATTCAGCTTGCTACTGGTATTTCTTACAAGACAGCGGACGGAGAGATTGTAAACTGCGAACATGATGCCATTGGAAATATGGCTATTGCATTTGTTGGAACATCAGGGGTGCAGATGGGATGGCTTGCAAGTCAGGCAGATATGCTTGCGGAAGATTGGGTGTTTGCGGAGTAATGCATGAATAAAATACGAGAAGCCTATATTGAGAAAACTGGACAATTTGTAAAAGGATGGATTGAATTTAATGAGGTATATGCTGACAATAAGAGCCTTGGATTTATTCCAAGATTCTATGTGGTTGAAACGCTGATACCGTTTGATTATTATTCAAAAATAGAAGTCGATAATGTTGTTTTTACTGGTTACTGTGGTGCGTATTCGATTATAGGTAAAGAACCGATGCAGATAGGAGAGATGAATGATGAAAGCAATGTTAAGTCAGCCAATGGCCGGAAAGACTGATGAAGAAATCGTAGCAACAAGAGAGAAAGCAATTAAGGTTCTTGAGGGAAAAGGATATGATGTTGTAAATACTCTCTTTACAGATGAATGGTACAGCAATGAATCTATGAAAGAACGTGGAGTAATTCAGATTCCATTATGTTTCCTTGCTAAGTCCTTAGAGAATATGTCTCTGTGCCATGCAGCGTATTTCTGTAAAGGTTGGGAGAATGTAAGAGGATGTAAGATTGAACATGATGCTGCTGTTGCTTATGGACTGGAAATTATTTACGAGGAGGATTAATCATGATTATCACGGGAATGGATCACTTTCAGAGTGTATGTAAAAAGAAACTTGTTGAATGGTATCAGAAGAACAGACCGGAGACACCAATCGATTTGAGCAATGTATTTATTGTATGGAGCTGTAAGACTTTGCATCATTTTAAATGTCTTGCATCAACCTCGATAAGCGGAGACGGTGTTTATGCTGAGTATACATACAATGGCATAAAAGAGGAATTGTATGGAGATGTGTACGGAAAGATTACAAACACCTGTTATACGGAGGAATAGGTAAATGAAAAGTAATTGGAAAGTAGCTTTAATTGCATTGGGTGGCGTTGTTGCTGTAGCTCTAATGTGTGTATTTGGAGTATACAGCTCACAGAATAAGGCTATTGCGATGGAAGAGCAAGTAAAGACAGCACAGTCAGATATTAAGGTGCAAGAAAAACGAAGAGTTGACCTTGTATATAATCTTGCGGATTGCGTGAAACAGTATGATTCACATGAGGCAGAAACATTGAAAGCCGTTGTTGATGGAAGAGGGCAGACGGGGAATATTGAGAATGTTACTACAGCTATTACGGCAGTAAGTGAAGCATATCCAGAGTTGAAGTCGAATGAAAATTATAAGCAGCTAATGAATGAGCTGTCGATTACAGAGAATATGATTGCAGAATATCGAAGTAACTTCAATAAACAGGTGAAGCAGTACAATCGTTACGTACGTAAATTTCCGACAAGTATTTTCTTGAATATGACTGGATATGAAAAGCAGGCTTATTCCTACCTTGAATACGATGTATCGGAAGATGCACCACAAGATTTGTTCGGAGATAAATAAATGGAGATTACGAAGCGTGAAGTCTTAGCGAGTGTATCCATCGTGGCTGTAATGCTTTTGATTGGATTTCTTATATCGGGCAAGATTCAAAATAGCATTATGGATGATAATGAACAATACAATAAAGCTGTTAAGATTGAAAATGAAGAACTTTTTCAATATGGAATGGACACAAATGTAGGAGATGCTTTTGTTTATGGTGACTTAGAAGCTGTTGATACAGTGACTTATCCAGAAATTGGTGGAGAATATATTTTTGTTAAAAAGGTAGAAGAAAGACGGGAGCGTCACGAAGAAAAAATAACTGAGAAAGATTCTAAAGGTAAAGAGCATACAAGAATCAGAGTTTATTATGAATGGGAAACAGAGAATGTAGAATCTTTACACGCAAAAGAAATTAAATTTTGCGGATCCACTTTTTCTTACAACAAGATAGATTTGCCATCTTCAAAATACATAAAAACAATTCCTGGAGATAAGGTGTACAGTTGGGAGTCTGGCGAACGTGTAAAAGTGCGATTTGTGTATTACGGAGTGAAAACAAAGTACAAGGGTACGATTTTTGCAGACCTTAGAGATGGAACAATTCCAAACAAGACACACTTTTACAAGGACAGTTCGATTGACGATATTGTGAAAATGTTTGAAACCAATGCAACAGTGGCTATAGTTATATTTTGGATTGCATGGCTCATACTAACAGGAGGCATTGTGTATGGATTTTATTATTTGGACAATGAGTGGTTAGAATAATGGAACAGATCAAAGAAAGTTGGTATTATTGTCCGGCCGGTCACAAGACTGGACAGCGGATAGAGGAAAATTCCAATATTGAGAATACGCCGATTTGGTGTAAGCACTGTAAGAAAGCGTATTATCCGGTGATTAAGGATGGAAAGATAAAACAATGAGTACATATAAAACGTTTAATCTGTACCTAGAAGAATATTGTGATAGGTGCGGAGATTTTGAAGCAGATGTTGAAAAGATGGATGCTAGCTCATTCGGAGAAAAAATGTATATTACAGATATTCGTTGTAAAAATGAGGACAGATGTAGAAGAATGTATGAACATATTGTTCAGCAATCAAGGATGTGATGATTCATGGGAAAGAAGAAACTTAAAAGAAAAATTGCCAATCTTGAAGATGACATGAGTTCTTTATTGATTGAAAATGAAAAGCTAAGAAATATTATTTCTGGAATGCAATCATACGTGAAATCTTACTGGGGAGCTGAAATTAAAGTCATTGATAAGTATGGAATTGTTGAATTTAAAAATAATTAGTGCCAGAGCCTAAGAACCAGAGCCGATATTTGTGAGAAATTGCAGATATTGGCTCTTTTGATTATTACGAGGTGAGCAAAGGGATTTTACAGAATATAAGAAAATAGCAAATGCATTGAAGATGCAACCATCAAATGAATACAGTACATGGGATAATATCATGCAGCTGTGCTTGAATATGTATGAGGATAACCATGATTATCTAAAATATTGCCTTAAGCTCTCGAAAGCAGTTAAGAAATCAGCTCAAAGGTTGCTTATTCAGAATCAAGACGTGCGATTTGAGGATTTGTACTGGCAAGCATTGAAATTTGAAGCACCGCATTTATTTGACAGCTATTTACTGTATTTGGAAAGAAAAAGACTTGAACAAGACAGATTCTATTTACCAAAGAGAAAGCAGCTGAATGCTCACGGGTTAATTCAAGCCATGCAAGACCTAGAGGATGATAAGCTAGATATATTGTCAATTTCAATGCCACCTGGAACACAGAAATGTCAGCCTTTATATTCAAAAATTTTAACACCAACTGGATTTATCACTATGGGTGATGTAAAAGTTGGAACAAAAGTTATTTCTGGAACAGGCAATGTAGCAACTGTACTTAGTATTTCTCCGAGAAAGAAACGGAAGATGTACGAAGTGACGTTTGATGATGGTTCTAAGACCAGATGTTCAGACAATCACTTATGGACAGTACAAACAAGAGATGATCGCAGACGGAAGAATAAAGATGGTAGTGAAAAATATCGGACAATAGAATTATCTGAAATGCTAAAGAACTACAAGGTGGAAAACGGTAAGAGATGCAATTACTCCATTGATTATGTACCGAAAATTGACTGCTTCGAGAAAAAAGAATTTTTCTTGCATCCGTATGTCGTTGGTGCCCTTATTGGCGATGGCGGCTTAACCAGTGGAAGCGTATTACTGAGTTCTGTTGATAAAGAATTATTGGATAAATTCGATAGTTTTTTACCGGATGGATATAATTTGAAATTCAAAGAAAGATGCACATACTCTATTAACGGACACGAGGGGAATAATGCGAAAGCTGGAAGCTTGGCCAGAAAAGAACTTGATAGACTTGGATTATTTGGAAAGAAGAGTATAGATAAATTCATACCGAAAGATTACCTATATGGAAGTTATGAGCAGAGATTGTGGCTTTTAAGAGGATTAATGGATACAGATGGATCTGCTTCAAAATCTTATTGCACATACGCTACAATTTCAGAACAGCTTGCGGATGATGTATGCGAACTTGTTCATTCTCTTGGAGGTTATGCAAGTAAAAACAAACGTAAAGCCGGATATAAGAAAAATGGTAGGTATAAACAATGCAATGATTATTTTGAGATTATCATACAATTTACATCTGGCATGGATAGTATATTTTCTCTGACAAGAAAAGCTGAAAAATATACTCCAAAAAGAAAAGTTATGAAGAGATTTATATCAAAAATTGAATACATCGGCGAAGAAGAGTGCCAATGTATTTACATTGATGATGAGAGCCATTTGTATATTACAGATGATTACATAATCACTCATAATACCACTCTTGAAAAGTTTTTCTGTTCATGGATAATCGGAAGGCATCCAGATGATTTCAGTTTGTTTTTCTCACATAGTAGTGATATTACTCGAATGTTCTACGATGGGGTTCTGGATATAACAACGAACTCCGATGAGTATTGCTGGTCTGAGATTTTCCCTGATGTAAAATTCCATAGTACTAATGCAAAGAGAGAAACCATTAACTTCAATAAATACAAACCATTCTCAAATATTCAGTGCACATCTGTTGGAAGTAAGAATGCCGGAAAGGTACGCGCAAACAGATATCTGTATTGCGATGACTTGATAGGCGGTATCGAAGAAGCATTGAATAAAAACATTCTGGACAAGCTTTGGAGAATCTACGGTGCTGATGCTAAACAGCGAAAAATGGATGGGTGTAAGGAGATTCACATTGCTACCAGATGGTCCGTACATGATGTGATTGGGCGATTAATTGCTATTTATGAGGGAAATGATAAGGCTCGCTTTATTGCCATCCCGGATATTGACCCAGTTACTGGCGAATCAAACTTTGATTACAAATACAATGGTTTCAGTGTTAAGTTTTTCCACGACCAAGAGCTTACAATGGATGAAATCTCTTATAGATGTCTGTATAAGAATGAACCTATTGAGCGTGAAGGACTTCTGTATACGGATGAAGAACTCAGGAGATTCATTACGTTGCCGATTACTGAACCCGATGCTGTATGGGGAATTTGCGATACGAAAAATAAAGGTACTGACTTTTTGTTCTTGCCATGTTTGCTACAGTACGGAAATGATTTTTACCTTACGGAATGTGTATGTGATGATAATTCCAATTATGGAATCCAATATGAACGAACTTCTGATTTGATTGTAAATACTGGAATGCAACAGTGCCAATTTGAGAGTAATAACGGTGGCGATCGTGTTGCGTTGGAAGTAAGCAAGTTAGTTGAAGAAAAAGGTGGACGGTGCAATATCACTACGAAATATACTGAATCGAATAAAGAGACGAAAATTATTGTCAATGCAGATTGGGTAAAGAAACATGTTCTTTTCAAGGATCGTGAGCAATATAAACCAAAAGAAGACTACGGAAAGATGATGGGATTTTTACTAAGTTATTCAGTCCGTGGAAAAAATCCACATGATGACGTTCCTGATGGATTAGCGAGTTTTGCACTGTTTGTAACTACTGGTTTTGTAAGACCGGCAGAAATTTATTCAAGTCCAGTTTAAGGAGGAATGAAATGAAGATTACAAGAAAAGATATTGCAAACTATAAATTGTTAAAAGTCCTTCTTGAAAAGGACCAGAAGAAACTTGAAAGGTATGTAGCAAATCAACCATCTGCATATTCTGGAAAAGTATATGGATCCAATCCAGAATTCCCATATCAACCGAGAGGATTCACAATTACAGGATGCTCAGATTTTGAAATAGCGCAATTGAAAGACTGGGAACAGAAATGCCGTGAGATGGAAATTAAGATTCAAGACGACATTCGCAGATTGAACGAGTTGGAACTGGCTATTGACACAATGATTGCGAATGCGAAAGATGTTGAGGACAAAGCAATCCTGGAATATACGAAAGACGGGTTGTCACAGTATGAAATTGCAGATATCTTATGCATGGAACGCTCCACGGTATCGAAAAGGCTTTCAAAATATGTGTCGCAGTGAGGTTTCACACAATTCACATTTTAGAGTGCTATAATTATAATCGAAGAACTTGTAATTCGTTTCAAAAGTCTCCTTAAAGGGCGCTATGTGTTAATTCATGTAGCGCTTTTTATTTTTGTGTAAAGGTAGGTGAATTCGGTGTCTGAGAGCAACAGCAATGAAGAATTTGTATATCCGGAACTAACTGGCAGGCGCCGGATTTATTCAGACGTTGAGAAGATAACAGAAGAAAACATTTTTGAAGTTTTGCAAAAAGCAATGATTGTTCATATGCAGAATTCCAATGAAATGGTTTTTCTTATGAGATATGAGAAAGGCATTCAGCCACTTGTAAGAAAGAAAACGATTCGTAAGGAAGTTGATATTAGAGTGCAAGACAACCTTGCGAGCCAAATTACGGAATTTAAGCTTGGATATGTGTGGGGACAGCCAATTACATATGTTCAGCGTGGAAACAAAGATTTTAGAAAATCTACAGATAATCAGAATGACTTGCAGGACGATGGCATTTCCATGCTGAATGAGTTGAATGATTCTGAATACGCATTTTCCAAAGACCAAGAGCTTGGAAGATACGTTGAAATTAACGGTATCGGTTATCAATTCGTTGATATTAAAAAGTCATATGACGGACTTGCTCCATTTGACCTTGTGACACTAAATCCGTTGTTTACATTCTGCATCTATCGGAACTCTGCATTGCAAGAAAAACTTGCCGGTGTCACTTTCCGAAGAACAGAAGATGGAACAACTTATTATACCGTGTTTACTCCGGACAGAAGATATGAGATACGCGATATGCGTGAAGTAATCAATGGTGACAAAGTAAAAGAACCTTGGTCATTCATGCGGAGAAGCGGTGAAAAAAATCCATTCAAGAAAATTCCAATCGTAGAATTTAATCGCGCTACGGACAGGACAGGTTGCTTTGAACGTCAGATTTCGGATATGAATGCGCTAAACGTTGAAGTTTCTGATTTTGCAAATAGTGTGGCGCAGACCACGCAAGAAGTTTTCTTTGGAACTGGATTTGAGTTACCAAAAGATGGTAGTGGAAAGACGCAATCTCCTGTAGGTGGACAATGGATTGTTGCGAAACAGACTGGCAATGGTGGAACGCCAACATTGAAAGCAATTTCCAGTACATTTGATTATCAAGGAGTGCAGGAAAATATTGTAAGCAAGCGAAACACGATTTTGCAGAAAGCTTATGTGCCGATTCAGACGGATCCTGGTGGCGGTTCGACTGGCTCAGCTATGAACATGTCTTCCGGTTGGAGTGCTGCCGAAAACAGTGCTTGTAAGGAAGAACAGATTTTACGCCGTGGAAAAGCAGAGATCGTTGAGCTTGAGATGATTGCCATTAAGAGCACAAATGACATTCCATTCGATAGTCCACTTCGCTCACTGGAATTTTCGGATATCAAGCCGAAATTTATTCGTAATAAGACCTATGACCTTGCTACAAAGGTTAATTCGATGGTTGCAATGATTAAAGCTGGCGTAAATGGTCGTGTGGCAATGGAACAAGTTGATTTGTTCCCTGATGTAGCTCAGGCGTGGGCTGACAGTAAGAAAACGGTTGAAGAGTTTCAGAAATCGTTAATTCAGAAGAGTGTTCCACAAACAGAATCAAAGAGAGAAATGCCTGACTTATCTGATCAGACAGGAAACTCGCCGATTCTTGATGGAATGAAGACGGGTGATGATGATGTACACGAATCTTAGTTTTGATGAATTGAATGCGCTTGTGAAAAATGAGCGCAGTATGCCATTCAAGAAGTATTTTGGAGAAATGAATCTTCCGGAAGAAGAAAAGTCTAAAAGGATTCAGATGGCAGAAGAACTGGAAGAGAATTTCATTGTCACAATGACGCTTCTGTTTACAATGACTCAAGCGAATAAAATTAATTATGAGCTTATCAGAAAGCAGATTGAAGATTCTTATTTGGAAACGCTTAGAAAGTATACGAGCGTGGATAAGTACTTAGAAACATACGTCAAGAGCTTTTCCTACGATGTCATAGACAGCACGAAAAGCCACAAGAATGAGCCTTATTACTATTCCTTGGATAGAGCAAGGTTCATGGCTGAAAACGAAGTAAATACGGCAATAAACCACGCTAGGTATACGGAAGCTGTGAATGCTGGAAAGACAATGAAGCGGTGGGTATCAATCATTGATGAAGTCACTAGAAAAGACCACATCGAGGTAAATGGGAAGTATATTCCGATTGGACAGGCTTTCCGTGTTGGAGATTCATGGATGTTATTTCCAAAGGATATGTCGATGAATCCTAATCCGAATCAGGTAATAAATTGCAGATGCAGTATCATGTATTATTAGCTTGACGCAACACTTATACAAATAGTATAATTACCATGTAATAATACAAAAAATGGAGGTGTGTTTATGGCTAAAGCATTAGACTTAACCGGGAAAAGGTTTGGAAAACTTCTCGTGGTTAGCAGGGCTGAAAATAATAAAAATGGAAATACAATGTGGAATTGCATTTGTGATTGCGGCAGCACAAAGGTTGCACTGGGATATGATTTAACTCACGGAAGGACAACTTCTTGTGGGTGTGGATTGGGAAGACCTGGCGTTGCATCAGGGAAAAGAATTAACCTTACTGGAAAACGGTTTGGTCATTTAACTGTATTAGGTTTAGATGATGAGAAAAGCAAAAACGGAATACTTGTATGGAGATGTCAATGCGATTGTGGAAATACTGTGGCAGTTAGAGGCGGAAACCTAAAATCAGGTAACGTCAAGAGTTGCGGATGTAATAATTACAGAAAGACAACACAAAAAGATTTAACAGGTCGAAAATTTGGAAGGTTGACCGTTATTGAGAAAAGCGGGAAAAAAGATAATAGAATCACATGGAGGTGCAAGTGCGAATGTGGAAAAGAAAAAATAGTACCTGGGGCGTATTTGATATCTGGCAGAACAAAATCTTGCGGTTGCCTTGACGCTGAAAACAGAAAAAAGCCGAAGCGCATTACTCACGGGAAAACAAAAACAAGAATATATAGAGAATATCGTTCGATGATTGTAAGGTGTACTCAAAATTATCACAATAAAGATGCTTATTACAGTAGAGGAATATCTGTATGCCAAGAATGGAATGAGAAAGAAGTCGGATTTATGAGATTTTTTGAATGGGCGATCAACAACGGATATTCAGATGATTTAACACTTGACCGCATCGATGTGAATGGAAACTATTCGCCTGAAAATTGCAGATGGGTTACAATGAAAGTCCAGCAAAACAACAGAAGAGATAATATTATGATTGAATATAATGGAAAAACACAAACCATGAAGCAATGGTGCGAAGAGTTAGGTTTAAACTATGGAATGGTTAGGACGAGAAAACAAAGAGGATGGGAAGTCCCAGAATTGTTTTCACCAAAAAAGAAAAATCAATATTGCTAATAGAAATTACAGTCACAGAAATGTGGCTGTTTTATTTTGGCACAGAGAAGTGCCTTATCAAACGCGAAAGACAGAGAAGTCTATAATCGCGAAATGTAACTGATGAGAGAGAACTCTAAACGCGAAGAAAGGAACGTGTAAATTATGGATGACAACAAAAACCTTGAAGGACAGGAGCAGCAGAATCAAGAGCCGGATAATAAGCCAGAAGAGAAAGAACCTACTGTAGAAGAGCTTATGGCACAGTTAGCACAGGAAAGAGCCAACAGTGCAAAGTTGCAGAATGACTACAATAAAGCATCTTCTGAAGCTGCAAACTACAGAAAACAGCTTAAGGCAAAACAGACTGCCGAAGAACAGGAAGAAGAAGCTAAAAAGGAAGCAGAGGAAGAGCATAAGAAGTATGTCAAAGGGCTGGAAGATACGATTAGGATGACCAATGCCACGAATCGTTATCTCGCAATTGGAATGTCAGCTGAAATGGCGAAAGATACTGCAAAGGCTGAACTTGAAAATGACATGGAGAAAGTCACTGAGAATATGAGCAAGTTCAAAGATGCTTCTATTAAAGCAGCTGAATCTGAATGGCTTAAGAGTAGACCTCCATTAAATGCTGGACAGGGCGAAGGAGAAGAGACTGATTTATTCCTAAAAGGTTTTAACGGTTAATCTTCCATGCAATAACCGGACGCAAAAAAGAACGCGTTCGCTGATTACAAAAAGTTAGTAAAAGGAGAGATTTAAAATGACTATTAATTACGCTGAGAAATATTCACCACAGGTGGATGAAAGATTTAAACTTGGATCACTGACAACAGCACTTGTAAACAACGCCTATGATTGGCTCGGTGTTGCTACTGTAAAGGTATATTCCGTACCAACAGCAGAAATGAACGACTACACTCTGACAGGTTCTAACCGTTATGGTACACCGGCAGAGCTTAATAATGAAGTACAGGAAATGACACTTGCGAAAGACCGTTCTTTCACATTCACAATCGACAAGAAGAGTGAAGATGACACAATGGGAGTTATGGCAGCTGGCGCAGCTCTTGCCCGTCAGATTGATGAAGTTATCATTCCAGAGATTGATACATACCGTATCTCTAAGCTGGTAGCAGGTGCCCCAACAGCAAATGTTATTAAGGATATTGCAGTAACAAAAGCAAACGCTTATGAGAAGTTCCTTTCAGTGCAGGAAATTCTTGACAACAAGAAAATTCCTACTGGTGGAAGAATCTGCACGTGTACACCAGGTTACTACAACATGCTGAAACTGGATGAGGCGTTTACTAAAAAAGGTGATATGGCAACAAAAATCGCAATCAACGGACTTGTTGGTGAGGTTGACGGTGTTTATATCATCAAAGCTCCGAAGTCTTACTTCCCGGAGAACGTAAACTTCCTTATCACAAACCCAATTGTTATGCCAGCACCGATTAAGCTGACAGAGTACAAGATTCATGATGATGCGCCTGGTATCTCTGGACATCTTGTAGAGGGACGTATCCGTTACGATGCATTCGTACTTGACCAGAAGAAGGATGCTATCGGTGTATGTCAGAATCCGGCAGGCTAGGAGTGGTGAATAATGATTACATTTGAAAGAGATGGAGTCAGAATGAATGTGGAGTCTGAGATTCAGGCTTCCGCATTCGCGCTGAGTGGCTGGAAACGAGTTGAAGTTGCTGAAAAAGCTACTGCAACAGAACCGAAGCCAAAGACTACAAGAACAGTAAAGAAATAAGGTGATCGCATGGATAAGTTGATAAATGAAATATTTAAGGACCTTTCAATAGAATTAGATATTCCAGATGAGGAGGGTTCCATGCTTTTATCAAAAGTAAGGAGTGCATACAGAGAAGTAAAAGGCGCTCGAAGTTATCCAATTGATTACGAAGATGATTTTATTTGTAGTGATATGGAGAGATATTATAGCAATATAAAGAATCTCGCATTATATGACTACAATCAGATTGGTGTTGAGGGTCAAAGCGCTCATGGTGAAAACGGTACAAGCCGTACATGGGTTGACAGAAATAAGTATCTTGAAGGAGTTGTTGCTATATGCACACTGGTTTAAGAGAGGTCAGGTGATCCAATTATCTCCCGTTCACTGGGTTAAGTGGAAAGAAGATTGTGCGTGACCAAATCGGTGTTTTTACCGGAATGGTTGCAGGGATACGCATTAATGGTGGAGGGTGGCGTATAAATGAGAAACTGTAAGAAAAATTCACGGAGATTATGGTATTCCAATTTGCTTGGAAATGAGCCGGTTCTTGACGAAAATGGAGATGAAACGGGTGATACAAAGCCTGTTTATGGAATTCCAATTCCGTTTATGGCAAGTGTAAGCCCAGGAAAGGGAAATGCTTATGCTGATGTGTTTGGAACGAATTTGGACTATACACGTTCGATTTCCACAACTCAGAAACTTCCCATTACGGAAGAATCATTGATTTGGTGTGGCTCAATGCCGATTATCGACTCAGACAATTCATTTGACTGGAAGACAGCCGATTACACGGTTGCCGGTATTGCAGATGGACTAAATCAATTGGTAGTCGCCTTGAAAGCGAGGAAGAAAAATGCCTAAATACACAACGAACCTATCTGCCGGAGGATTTCGACAGTTGGCTAATGATATTCGCAAGTATCGGCTGGAATTACAGAAAAAATGTGATGAATTTACGCGTCAGCTTGCCGAAGAGGGCGTTGCAATTGCAAAAGCAAATATCCTCAGTGAAGATGCTATTTATACCGGTGAATTGCTTAATAGCATGAATATAAAGCCAGGAGACGTTATTGTTAATGGTGCTTCATATCATATCTATACAGCATGTCCGTGGGCGAAATTCGTTGAGTTTGGTACAGGAATTGTTGGAAAGGATAATCCTCACCCAGATATTTCAATAGTAGGATGGCGCTATGATGTGAATGAACATGGAGAAAAAGGCTGGTTCTATTTCAAGAATGGCAAATGGCATTGGACAAAAGGTATGCCGTCCAGACCATTCATGTACAATACTGCATCAGCTTTAAGGAACACGGAAACGATTACACGCATTGCTAGGAGGGTGTTTGGCGAGGATTGATGTATCAAACAGAGTATTTACCAATGTAAAAACGTATATCAATGATGTCTGCAAAAATGTCTCCAGCGGTGAGGATAAATCCAAAGCCAAGTTTCCGGCCGTATCAGTAATTCAGATTGATAATGCAGATTCATCTATTGATTTGGAAAATTCGGAAAATGCCGTAAAGTCCGTGATTGAGATTAAGTGCTATTCAAGTGATAGCATTACAGAAGCAAAAAAGATTGCTAATATGTGTTGCGATGCAATGAGAAAAATGGGTTACGTTCGCACATACGGACCACAACCCATTACAAATGCAGCAGACACAAGTCTATATCGAATGGTGGCAAGATTCAATCGAATCGTAACATCAGTCGGCGAAATAGAGAAATTTGAAACAAGGGGAGCTTAAGGCTTCCTATTATTTTGCACCGGATACCGACAGAGGTATTCGCTAACCGCATTAGTTAGCGGTAGAAAGGATGGTAAACATGTCAGCAGGAATGAGTACAATTAATACCGTACTTAAGGCAGGCACAACAGCCTCAGCATTAACTCAGTTATGCAAAATTAAGAGCTACCCTCAGTTGGGTGGTGAACCGGAAAGCATTGAGACAACGGATATGGAAGATAAAATGCAGACATTTACTCCAGGCGTTCAGTCTATGAGTGCTATGCAGTTCACAGCGAACTATGACAAAGAGAAATTCGATGAGATCAAAGCAAGTTCTGATAAAGAACAGATTTATGAGCTTGACTTCGGTAAAGACGGAGCAAACGGAAAGTATTGTTGGAAAGGTCAGCACAGCGTATTTATTAACGAGGGTGCTGTAAATGGCTTGAGAGAGATGACTATTTCAATCATGCCATCAACAGAGGTTTACAACAAAGATGCTGCTACACAGTTTGCGTAGACAGGTAATATGATCTTATGGTAGGGGAGCCGTCAATGGTTTCCTTACTTTTTTATTTTTAAGAAAAAAGGAGATAGCCAAAATGGTAAGTGTAAAGATTAATGGAAAAACGTACAAAGTCGGAGAAATGAAATTTGGAGACTTCACACACATGGAAGAACAGGGGTTTTCAATTACGGATGCTTTTGCTAAGAATCAGTACATGTTGATCGCAATGGGATTTACATGCGTTGCAACAGGTCTTGATAGAACTGGCGCAGAAGAACTGGTTGAACAGCACGTTTTAGGCGGTGGAGATGTAAAAGATATCGTTCGTTCATTCTATGAGGCTGTAGCTGAGTCAGCTTTTTTCCGAAAGGTTCTGGGAGTAGCAGAGCCGAAGAAGAAAGGCACGAAAGCGAAAACGGAAACAGGCGAGCAGAATGTGGAAGTGGACGAGTAATCCGATTTAGTAGTTGTACACAATTCATTTACGATTATTGGCTTCCAATGGCTGCTTATTGCGGTATCGGGTATTCGGAATTTTTGAAGATGTCTCCAAAAGCTTTGCTTGTATATCGCGATGAAAAAGAAAAGCAGGAAAAGAAACAATTGCAAATGGCTGATTTTACGTCTTGGATGACTGGTGCATATGTATTAAGAGCCATTGGACAAGTAGTGAATAAAAACAGTTCATATCCGGAAAAGCACATATTCTTTAAGGATAATATTGTTGACAATCGGAGTGAAGAAGAAATAATTGCTGAGAATACAGAAATAGCATCGATTGAATTCGGTGCTTGGGCGAAAGCGTTTAATAATCAGAGAGGCAGGTGATATCAAGGGCAGAGGATGAAGTAGATAGCTTGGAAATAGTTGTTGAAACCGAAGCAAATAAGGCTAGTCGTACATTGACTTCTGTTGAGAAAAAGGCACTTAAAGTGGCTGATGCCCTTGATAAATGTGCTAAATCTGCACATGGACTTGATTTTACTGGCGTTGCTGGACTTTCTGAGCTAATGAAAATCAGCAAAATGCTTGATGGACTTGAGAAGAAAAAAGAGGTCATCAGCAATAGCGAGGTTCGCATTCGCACGAATCGTTCTGATTTGAAGTATCCAGCGAAAGAACTGAAAGAGCTTCAAAAAGAGATTCAAACTCGCCTCAGTAAGTCAAAGTTTAAAGTTGACTATTCTTCTATGGGATTGTCTGAACTCGTAAATGAATATAAGAAGAAGGAAAAAGAACTCGTCCGGTTAAAGAGCAATATTGAAAGAACGATAACTTCTACTGGCACAGATTTTATTGGTGGCAAAGGTTGGTATGAAAATTTAACAAAATTAGAGCAAACAAAAAATACTCTTAACGAAATCGCGAGTGCACGTAGAAAACTTGAGGAAAAAACTAATAAGCCAGGCAGTTTTGAAATCAACAAAGGGAATGATGATGGTAAGTTTATTGAGGGTGATGATTATGTTTCAAATAGGAAACCTCATGAATCATTTACGCCTTATAAAATGCAGTCTCCAGAAGAAGCACAGGATTTCGTTGATAAATGGGCTGATGAACATACTTTTTCAAAGGTAAAAAAAGGCGCTGATTCTGCATCAAAATCTGTGAATACGTTTGAAGCACAGATAAAACGCTTAAAGGCTGAGCTTGATGAATTAGCGTCAAAAGGCCTTGGACAATATGACGCTGAGTATGATAAAAAAGCGCAGGAATTAGCTGAAACTATTGCTGTCAAAAAGCAGTATGACAAAGAGATGTCTAATAATGCTAAAGCTAACCTTGGATTGAATCCAGAACCAGCCAAAGAAGCGATTAATACTCTCGAATATAAAATCAAAGACCTTAAACAGCAATTGGCAACTCTTGGTGAGCAAGGACTTGGACAGGGAAATCCTGAGTACGACAGAATTGCTTATGAGTTACAGAAAACTATTGCTGTCAAAAAGCAGTACGACACTGCAATGAAGAATCGTGCTAAAGCTGATCTCGGAGAAGAAGAAGCTAGAAGAACTGGTAGAAATATCAGAGATGCGAAAAGAGAGTTAAACCTATTCAAACGTGCTTTGAACGGTATTAAAGGCTCTGCTAAAAATATCAATGATATTAAGAAACAGTTCGATGATGTCACAAAAGCTATGCGGAATGCAAAGAAAATGGCTTCCAGCGCATTGCATCCGATAAAGTCATTAAAATCTGCTTTATCTGAGAACGGTGGAAATAATCGTGGAATGTCATTAGGACGAATGATTGGCTCTTCCATTATGTTTTCTACTGTATTTGGAATGATTAGTCAAATCAAGAATGCTATTAAAGAAGGGTCAGATAACTTGGCTCAATACAGCTCTGAATACAACAAGAGCATTTCGAGCATGGTTTCATCTTTACTTTATCTTAAGAATGCTTGGGCTGTTGCGTTTGCTCCTATTGCAAATGTAGTTGCTCCTTATGTGTCAGCGTTTATTGATATGTTGGCCGGAGCAATAAATAAGGTCGGACAGTTTATGGCTGCATTAACCGGAAAAGGATTTGTTGTACAGGCTAAAAAGGCTTGGAAAGATTACGCTTCCGGATTAGATACAGCCACAAAGAGTGCAGGAAATACAGGTAAGGCAGTTAAGGACACTGCAAAGGCTGTTAAGGATTTAGCTAATTACACACTTGGAATTGATGAACTGAATGTTATTCAGCCAAACACAGATAATGGTTCGGGAAGTGGAAGCGGTGGATCCGGTGGGACTGGTGGTATCGGTTCTAGTAATGAACCGGCAATTTCAGACATGTTTGAAACGATTGAAGTTCCAAATTCCATGAAAAACCTTGCGAAAATGTTTGAAGATTCTGTAGCTAAATCTGATTTTACTAAAATCGGAAGAATGTTGAACATGAAATTATGTGGCGCATTAGAATCAATTGACTGGCATTCTGTTTACAAGAAAGCTGAAAACTTTGGTAAAGATTTAGCCACATTCCTTAATGGATTGATTTCACCACGCCTGTTCTATGATTTGGGTGCTACGCTTGCAAATGCAATTAATACAGCATTCCATTTCGCCAATGCATTCGCAGTTAATTTTGATTGGACGAATTTGGGTGCATCCTTAGCGTCTAGTCTGAAAGGATTTTTTGAGAACTGGGATGCAAAGTTGACGGGTGAGACATTAAGTAATTTTGCAAAAGGTATCCTTAAGGCAATGACAGCTGCAATTAAAAAACTTCAAAAAGATGAAACATTCAAGGATATCGGACAAAAGCTTGTTGATTTCGTATGTGGTATTGATTGGGCTGGACTAGCTTGGGATTTATCAAAATTTGTTAAAGCACTTGCAGAGGCAGCAACGGATTTCCCGAAAGATTTTGCGCTTGGAATCGCGCAGGGAATCGTTGATAAGATTTGTGGAGCTGACAACGTTAAGATTTCAGAAATTAAATGGGTTTCTGATATAGCTGACTTGGCATTTAAGATTTTAGCTAACGCAAATCCTCTTATGGCTTTTACCAATATTATTGATGGAGCAATAAGCCAATTTGAAAGGTTCCGTGATTTTGGAATTTTTGTAAGTGACGGGCTGGTGAGCGCATGGCAAACGATTCAAAATGCATGGTCAGCTGCAAAGAGCTTTTTTGCAGATTGCATAAGCGGAATAGAGTCGACAGTTGTTGAATTTCCAACATGGATACAAGGGAGATTCACATTGGCAAAAGATTTGGCTCAAACTGCATGGAAGTTTGTAGGCTCTTGGTTTTCTGATAGATATTCAGAAATCAAAAAAGTATTTTCCGGGGTTCCTGAGTTTTTCCGAAGCGGTTTCCAAAAAGCTTATGACTCAGTAAAAAGCATTTGGAGTGGACTTGGTCAATTCTTCAAAGGGATTGCTGAGAACGCGTTCAAACCTATCAAGTCATTGGTAAACGGCGTGATTAAGGGCGTCAACTGGGTACTAACTGCTGTTGGAAGTAGTGGAAACCTTAAAGAGTGGGCAGGAGTTCACTTTGCAAATGGTACAGATGGACTTTCGAAGAATACATTAGGTATCGTCAACGATCAGCCGGGTTCTACTTACAGAGAAATGATTGTTCCCCCGAGTGGAAAAGCGTTTATTCCAAAGGGAAGAAATGTAATGCTACCATTGCAAAAAGGAACAAAGATTTTACCAGCAGAACAGACAAAAGCACTTATGGGCAGTATGCCTCGTTTTAAAAATGGTGTCGGTAGCTTCTTTGGTGATGCATGGAGCGCAATTAAAAGTTTCAGTGGAGATGTGATGAAATACATCAACGACCCTGAGTCTATTGTTAAGATTGCGCTTAATGAATATACCGACGTTTCCGGCGTGTTTGAACCTTGGTCAAGAATTGGTAAGGGAATGATTGATAAGACGTTCGATGCGATTTTGAATAAAATCAAAAGCGTATTCAGTGTCCTAATTCCAAAGGTTGATTACAAGGCAAGTGCTGGTGTAGAACAGTGGCGAGAGCTGGCAAAGAAAGCTCTTGAGCTTACAAACCAGTTCAGTGAATCAAATTTGAATGCATTGCTCACTCAGATGCAACATGAGTCTGGTGGAAATCCGAATGCGATTAATAACTGGGATATCAATGCAAAGCGTGGTACACCATCAAAAGGACTGATGCAGGTCATTGACCCAACATTCCATGCGAATGCGATGGCTGGATACAATACCAATATCTACGACCCGTTATCAAATATGATTGCTGCAATCAATTACACGGTAAAGAGATATGGAAGCTTGTATAACGGTTGGACAGCTAGAGGATACAAGGGGTACGAAAATGGTGGAATTCCGAAGAGTGGTGAAATATATGTAGCCAATGAAAACGGATTCGGTTCTGAGTACATTGGAAACATCGGAAATCAGCATGTAGTAGCCAATAATAACCAGATTATTTCTGGAATCAGTGCTGGTGTAGATCATGCAAATGATGAAACAAATATGCTTCTGAGAGAAGTGATTGAAAATCAGAAAGCGCTTCTTAAGAAAGAAGTTAGCGTAAATATGGATAGTAAACGAGTAGACAAACAGATTTCAAAAGCACGTAGCAATACGGGCTTTTCTTTTAGTCCAGCTTAGGAGGTGTAGGAAAGGGCAGCAAGACATATATCCAATTTTATAAGGGTGAATGGAAAGCCTTTTCCAGCACCGAAACGCTATCCCAACATGATAGTAACAACGGCTGTTGATGCTGCTAGGAATGCGAACAACAAGGTTGTGGGACAGAAGATTGGCAGAGACAATTATAAAATCAACAACCTTGAATGGCCGTATCTTGATGCCGAAACATGGTCAAGTATGCTACAGGAATTTGATAAGCATTTCTTTTCCAGCGTGCAATTTTGGGATATGGTAAACAACTGTTGGAGAACACTCACGATGTATCCAGGTGATAGGTCGGCAGACGTGTTCAAATACGATAAAAACGGTATTCCGATTGCATACATTAATTGCAAAGTCAATATTATTGATTCGGGGTGGTAGACATGTATCAGACATCTCAAGAGTATAAAGATTCCATGAAGCGTCCAATCCGTGAACGGTCTTTCATGAAAGTGCAACTTGGATTGATTAATCAAGAAGCACAGCAGTCTGCATCATTGGAAAATACGGATTATAACGGTTTCTCAGACCCGAGTACATTATTCAATCAGCATACAGTCAAACGATATGCAACTTATGAACAGAATATGTTTCGAGCAGACGGCACCATGTATTTCCTGCCAAAAGATAACGCTTCCTACTGGAAAGATGGATACACATGTACGAGCTTATTCAACAATGAATTGCATATAAAGTTCGTATTTGGATATGGAAAATCCGATATTAAAGGATTGACTATTCAATTTGGTGAGAATTATCCAACTAAGTTTTCTGTAATGACTGATGACGGAACATCTGTTGAATTCTTAAATAATTCTCAGGTGTTTAAAACAGATACTGTATTCAGCAATACAGCATCTATCGAATTGGTTGTTACGGAAATGAGTGTTCCAAATAATCGCGTCAGAATTGATTATATTCAGTTCGGGCTTGGACTTGAATATGATGATGAATGGATTTTAGAAGCAAATAGTAAGACAAGCTTATCTGCAATCAATGATGATTTACCGGAATCAGAGTTTAGCATAACGCTTAATAATGATGAGCAGATATTCAACGTAGATAATCCGGCATCCGAGATCAACTTCTTGGAAAGTGGACAGCGAATGAATGTTGTAATGGGGTATATGCTGGATAATGGCAAAGTGGAATGGTTGCAGATGCACTCGCTCTATGTATATGAATGGAGCGCATCAGATGAGAAAGCAACGATTAAGGCTGTCGATGTACTAAAATTCCTCAGTGATGATTACTACAAAGGGCAGTATTACGAAACTGGAATTACCTTGTATGATTTAGCGGTTCTTGTACTGGAAGATGCAGGAGTCGCACAGGAAGATTATTATTTGGACACATATTTGAAAAAAATTACTGTTTACAATCCACTTCCAAATGTCCGACACAAAGAGGCGTTACAGATTATTGCAAATGCCGGAAGATGCGTACTCGACTACGACCGATACGGACGCATTCGTATTCATTCGTTATTCCGGCCGGAGTGCGAGACAACTTCTAACGGAACAACGGATTATTCCGATGTATCAAGTGTTGATACTCAGACAGCAAAAACAGATTTTGCGACATATGAAAATAACCGGTGGCTTGCTGACGGGAAAATGGTATTTCTTCCAAAGTCCGGTATACAAAATGCTGGATATGTTAGTTTGGCCGTGAGTGACGAGAATGGATTATTTGCTAAAAACCCAATCATCACACGAACGCTAGAAGCGAAGTATAAAGCATACGGAATCTATATTGAGTTTGGAAAAAATCTTCCGAAGAAATTCGTGATACGGACCTACTCAGATAATGTACTGCATGATACGGTCACAATTCAGTCTGGAATCGCTGAGAACTTTGAGATTCAATACGATTTTGCTGAGTATGACAAAATCGAGATTGAGTTTGTGGAAACAGAGCCACATAACCGTATTCATGTGAATTATATTTCGCTTGGTTCTGAGACAGCGTATAAGCTTGAATACGATGATTTGTACTCCACGCCAGTTGGAACACAGCTTGATAAAATCAAGAATGTTAAGGTTGCAAGATACCTTTATTCAAAATCAAATGTGGAAGATGACCTTACGTCAGAAACACTCGTGTACGATGGTAATAACGCCATCTACTACATGACAGATGCTTGTTATGGCTACAGGGCAATCATTGAAGAAGCTAAGAGTGGACAATCCATAGAAATCAAATCTTCTGGTGCATACTACGTTGAGCTTGCAATCTCTGGCGTATCAGTAGGCGAAAAAATTAAGATAGCTGTGAAAGGCTATAAATACAACGTATCTACTGCATATACGGTTCAGACGATAAATAACCGTGGAACGGATAAAGAATGGCAGAATCCGTTAATATCCGATGCTGAACACGGTAAGATTGTAACAGCGTGGCTAGCTGATTACTTTGCGTCTGGAATTCAATACGAGCTTGATTATCGTGGAGAACCGGCAATTGATTGTGGTGATACGATTGGACAGGAAAACAAGTATGACCCTGATTTAAAAACAATCGTTGAGGAATCACAGATAACATTCAATGCCGGATTACTTGGTGGTGGATTAATTACAAGGAGGAAAGAGTGTGTGGCAAGAACCTAAAACTGATTGGACTGTAAATGATTATTTCAATTATACAGATTACAACCGAATCAAAAACAACATAGCTTACCTCCGGGAACAGGCGCTTAAGCTGTATATCAATTTCCCGTTCACTGAAATGGGTTCAGACAAAGAGGGGTATTCAGATTTCCCATATGCAGAAGAATTTAATGCTATGGAAGATAATCTTGAATCTCTCAAGGATAATACTTATGCATTTTACGATGGCGAGCATAAAAATTGGTATGCAAATAACAGAACTCCGACTTTTGAGGATTTCAACCGTTTGGAAAGCGCATGTTTGAAGCTATATAACGGCTTTAGCCGGCAAGAAGCTATGAAGCATAGATTAAGTTTCAGATTGGGGCAAATGTCCTGTATTAGAATATAAGGAGGAATAGAAATGGCAACATATACACCATTAAGCACAGATTTTAAAGACGATATTCTGGCGAGCCAAAATAGCAAGCGAAAGTACACGCAGGTGAATAACTCTGACGGTACTGTATCTTTCCAGGATTCAACAGCGTATAGCCAAGTCGGAAGTTCATACGGAGCAAAAGAGGTTAATGAAGAGCGTAAAGCAATCAATAATGTCTATGCAAATAAGCTTGTGACTTTGGATGAAATCAACCTTGTGACAGAGCCGGGATTCTTTGTTGATGCAAAGGCAGTTAAGGAACTAAATAGCAAAACAACTTATGCACTAATACCAATCTGGACAAATCCAACATATAGCATCACCAGGATTGGTAATGTAATATATATTGATTATTACTGCCTCGTCAACGGAGGTGTGGGTGGTATGGCATTCGGAATAGCGAAGTTACCAAGTGAAATTAGTCCCAATCATACAATTAAAACACAGGCATGGACTGCAGGCACTAACGGTCAGCGTCACGGTGCATCGGTCGAGATTAAGACAGATGGTCAAATAAATTTCGCTGCTGGAGATGCATTCATTGAAGTTGGTTTTACGGTTTCATATCCTTTATAATCTTGATTGCACGATATAATTCACATTCCATATTCCTTGTGAGTCCAAAAAGTCGCTCGTTCCACGCATGATACTAACTGTGAATCCGTTTAACGTTTTGTTTGAAACAATAACCTCTACATCATAATTTTTATCAAAATTTGTAGGTTTAGATACTGTTTCAAGCGTAGCAATAACAAAATAATTTGTATCACTCATAGGACGTTCGAATGCGACATTTGTACTTGCTACATTGATATTACTTCCAGAAGTAATAATAGTGGCTTTCCCGCCAATTACCATTTTGCTATTTAGTTAAGTAACTGTAAACCATTTATTTGAGCCTTGTGGCTCTTATTTTATTGAAAGGAGGAATAACCTATGCATGTGTTATTTCTTGATAATACAGACACGGTAGAAGCGTCTGTGAAGAAACTAGGAGAGCATCTGATTCAGATTTCCGGTGCAGAGGTGAACTTGTCCGGTTTTCACCTGTTGAATGATGCTGGAAACGTCTTTGGAAAGTATGATGGATTCAAGACCTTGTACAAAGAGAATGAGGATAGCTACATTCTTTCCAACGATGGTAGTGTGTATGTTGAGCCTGTTGAGCCTGAACCAATGCCTGTGCCTGAACCGACACTTGATGAAGTGAAAGAAGCTAAAGTTGCAGAGATGAATAAAGCTCAGCAAGATGCTATTCAAAGTGGCGTTGATGTCACTCTGTCTGATGGCTCTGTGGAGCATTTTTCATTAACCGACCATGACCAGACGAGCCTTGTTGGGTTGCAGACACAGGTTGCTTCCGGTGAAGAGAATATCCCGTGGCATACTTCTGATGAAACAAAGCATTGCAAGTTTTACAGTAATGCAGATATGGCAAAAATCACAGCTACAGCAATGGCATTTGTTACGTGGCATATCACGTATTTTCGAGATCTCAGAATTTACATCCGCTCACTGGAAAGCAAGGAAGAGGTTGGACGGGTTACCTACGGCACAGGTATTCCGGAAGCCTATCAGTCTGAGCCACTAAAAGCTATGTTGGCTCAGAAGTCATGAAGCAATTAAGACCATTGATTCTATTTGGGATTGGTGGTCTGCTATATGTATTAATCGAATTAACCGTAAGAGGACGCACTCACTGGTCAATGTTTATTGTTGGTGGGCTGGCGTTCTTTTTGATTGGGTTCATCAATGAGAAATACAAGAAAATGCCATTGGCAAAGCAGATGTTGATAGGAGCGCTTGCGATCACTGCATTGGAGTTTACATGTGGTTGCATTGTGAATCTATGGCTTGGTTGGCATGTATGGGATTACAGCAATATGCCTTTCAATTTACTGGGGCAGATATGCTTGCCATTTACTGCAATATGGTTTTTCTTATCAGCTGTCGCAGTTGTGCTTGATGATTATATTCGACACCTCTTGTGGGGCGAGAAGATTCCACATTATAAATTGTTTTAGATTGGAGGTTGATTGACAGGGCTATTCGAGACAGACCGTAGCATCCTTAATAATTATTTAAAGAGAGGATAATGCAATGATTAACTTACTGTATCAAACGTATTTAATCGTGCTCCCAATCATTCTCGGTTATATCATTTGGCTTCTAAAAGAGCAGAAGCAAAAGCAAATTAATGATGCAAAGGCGCGTGATGAACGTATTCAAGAAGAGTACAAAAAAGAGATGCTAATTGCGATGGAACAAAAGCGTTATTAAAAATAGGATTGTATGAATACCATGACAAATATGTAGAGCTTGGATACATACCATCTTATGCATATGAGAATTTTTGTGACATGTACGAAGCATATCATGCACTTGGTGGGAATGGAACTGGCACGAAATTGTATGAAGAAATTAAGGCTCTTCATTTAAAGAACAAAGGAGATAAAGACTAAATGGAACAAATCATGAACTACGTGAAGCCAGAGCTTGTTGTCGTTGCTCTGGTTCTTTATTTTATTGGCACATGGCTGAAAAGGGCTGATACGATTAAGGATAAATACATTCCTATGATTTTAGGTGGAATTGGAATTGTCCTTTGTGCGATTTGGGTATTTGCCAATACATCAATTGGCAATAGTCAGGAGATTGCGCTCGCAACATTTACAGCGATCGTGCAAGGAATTTTGGTCGCAGGATTAAGCACATATGCAGACCAGATTATGAAGCAGATTGGAAAAGAAGATTAATATTAGGAGGATTTAACGCATGGCAGTAAAAGCAGTACAGTATGTATTTAATGGTCAGACATATGATCTGACGTTTGATGCATCTACAGGAGAGTATAAAGCAACAGTCCCGGCGCCTAGCAAATCCAGTTACTCACAAGATGGTCATAAATATGGGGGCTCTGTAATAGCTACAGATGATGCCGGAAACTCAACTACA